CATCTCTTTTTCGGCTTGTTGTATTTCTTTCATTCTAGCTCGTTCTTCTCTTCTTTGATAAGTGCCTCGCCTTTTTTAATAAGGTCATACACTTCTTTTTGCGCTTTTAATCTGCGTTGTCCATCATCTAGTTTTCTGTTCATATCGCCTAACGCTTTATTCAACTCATCATATTTTTGTGATTTCTCACTCACTTCATCTCTTCGTTGTTCCATTTCTTTGATGTCTTTTTCTAACTTCTCATTGCGTTGTTCAATGAGCTTTTGTTGGTGCCTTGATTGATCAAGTGCGTCTTTCGTTTGTTGATAATCTTCTGGTTCAATGTACTTCTCAATCACTTCTGGTTCTCTATTCTGTTCATCTTCAAGTTTCTTACGTGCAATTGATTCTGAACGTTGTGCTTGTTCTACCTGAGATTGAAGTTGAGCATTTTGTTCGTCACGTTTTTTAAGTTGTTGCTCGTATTCCTTAGCTTTTCGTTCCATTTCTTTATATTCTTGAGAAGTTTTAACGTTTCCGTTGAATACTTCTTGATTAATTTCTTCTTTCGCAGATGGTTTTGACATTGCATATTGAAGTGTCTTAGGTTGAGATAAAAACGTATCTTTTTCTTCTGGTTTGTCCAATCGTTGGACAAACTTATAAGCGTTTATATAGTTATATACACTTGCTTTTTTTATCCCTTTACTTTCAGCCCACTTGATAAAAGTTCCATCTCCGTAATTAGATAAATCTTCATGAGCGTTATATAAGATTTCTCCAACCTCTATCGAATAACTGTTGTAAATTCTATTAAGTTGTTTTTCATATTTTTCTAATTTAGTTGCCGTTTCGTTGTCTACTAACGAATAGTCAAATTCTTGTTGTTCAAGTTCATTCACTCAATTTTCCCTCCCTGTTTTCATTCAAGTTTTAACTAAGTGATTTTCTGATTGTTTTACAGCTATGACTGTCAAGCTCAACCTTGACGGTCTTATGGCTGTAAGCTCTGTTAACTTCTTGCACTAATCTATCCCATTCATATTTAGGCGTGCCGTCTATTATTTTTAGAATTTCATCTAGTTTTTCTTCTTCCATTCTGTTTCACCTCCTTTAAGTTGTTTGTGGTTCTTTCATTTTTTCTTTAACTACACTAAAAGTGGAGTAGGTGCTAAATTTTTTTGCTAACCCTTAATAAGTCAGCATTAATACCGTAGATGTAAGCCAATGCGTATACAACCATACTTTTAGGTACTACATCCCCTTTTTCCCACGCAATATATTGGGCTCTTGAAACGCCGAGTTTATCGGCTATTTGCTCTTGTGTATAGTCAAATTCATTTCTTGCGCCCTTCAGAGAAAAAGTCTCAATCGTATCTGTCATGTTGTCACCTCCCTGTAAGGTATGTACCTAATTTACTACACTAAAAGTAAAGTGTCAACACATTAAGTAAACTTTTTTCAGAAATCACTTTACTTTTTGTAAACTTTTTAATATAATTTAGACATCACTTAAATAAGAAGAGAGGCAACCAAATGGCTAAAGAAATTCTTTCAAAAAATTTAAAAAATCTTTTAGAACGTAAAGGCAAAACACAAACAGACATGGCTAAAGATTTAGATTTAAAAGAATCAACAGTGAGTAGTTGGGTAAATGCAGTTAAATATCCAAGAAGAGACAAAATTGAATTACTTGCAGATTATTTTGGCGTTATGCCCTCTGACATCACAGAAGATAAAAGTTTGCAACAAGATACAATGGCCGCTCATTTCGATAAAGACGACCTAACAGAAGAAGAAATGAAAGAAGTTCAAGATTTTATTAAATTCATTAAAAGTAAAAGAAATTAAAAAGGGTGTATTGAATGGGGTTATTTGAAGAATTATGTATAAGAAACGACTGGATAGAAATAGAAGAAACTAATCGTTTACCTAAATTTCAACCCGGATTTTATATAAATGGGAAAATTTACATCAATAGTAACCTATCCGAAACACGCAAAGCCGAAGTCTTATACGAAGAATTAGCACATCATAAGCTTACATACGGAAACATCTTAGATCAATCTAAAGATATAAACCGCAAATTTGAAAACTACGCTAGACGTTACGGATATGAAGCTGCCCTACCTTTGCACATCATTGTGGAGGCACATAATTATGGTATTAGTAACTTATATGAATTAGGTGAATATGTTCAATTAAGCGAAGAATATATAGCAGAAATATTGAAACATTACAAAAATAAATATGGTATTGGAACTCACTTCGGAGAATACTTAATTACATTTGATCCGTTGAGAGTTTTTAAATATAAAGAAATATAAACAAAGGAGAAATTTAATGAAAACAGAAAATTTTAAAAAGCAATGGATAATGTGGACCATCCTTGTAACATCTTTGATTAGTATAGGCACTCCAGGTATTGCTATAATCCCATTTATTCTTTCGATATATGCACTATCTAAATTAATAGTTATTAAAAAAATTGTAGAACCTGATGTGGCAACACTCCAAGAATTAAAAGAAAAAAATGAGAGTCTGGAAAGTGAAATACAAGAATTGCAGAACTTAAAAACAGATTTGATGACAAATATAGAAAAAGGTACAAAAGAACTTGAAAAAATAACCAATTATTTAAATGAAGAATTGATTAAATATGATGTAGAGTTAACTTATCCTTTCGATTTACTAGAAGTAGACTCGTCTGAAATAAATACTCACATAAAAAAATTAGAAATGAGAGAAAAAGATTTAGTGAGTCTTGAAAAAGTGAAAATATTTAATGATTCTAAAGATAATAAGAAACATCAAAATGCACAAGCTAAACAAATCATAAGATTATTTAATGCTGAAACTTCACAATTAATTAATAATGTAAATGGTAAAAATATTGAAAGTATGCAGAACAAAATATTCAAAAGTTTTGAAGGAATAAATAAAATTTTCGAAACTGACAATGTACGTATTCCAGAAGCCCTACTAGACATAAAACTTGAGATGTTAGATTTAAAACACAAACATAAAATTAAGCAAGAAGATGAAAAAATAGTCAGAAGAGAAGAACGAGCTAGAATGAAAGAAATACAACAAGCCGAAAAAGAGATGGAGAAAAAACTTAAGGATCTTGATAAAGATATTAAACACCATAATAACGAAATCAAAAAACTGACTAAGTATCTTAATAACACTAACCTACAAGTCGAAAAAGAATTATATATTGAAAAAATTAAAGAATTAGACGAATCTCTCAAGAATTTAAGTTCTGAACGAGAAAATATAGAAGATAGAAAAGAAAATGCTCAGTCAGGATTTGTTTATGTAATATCTAATATCGGTTCGTTTGGAGAAAACGTTTATAAGATTGGCGTAACTCGAAGATTAGAACCTATGGACAGAATTAATGAATTAAGTAGCGCTTCTGTTCCCTTTGAATTTGACGTACATGCTTTAATTTTTTCTGAAAATGCTTTTGAACTCGAAAACAAATTGCACGATTACTTCAAAAAATATAAAGTTAATAAAGTTAATGGAAGAAAAGAATTCTTTAAAGTTAATATTGATGAAATTAAGGATAAAATTTTATCAGAGCACAATAATACAGTCCAATTTACAGACGAACCAAAAGCTGTACAATATAGAGAAACTTTAAGGTTAACTTCACAGTAAAATTTTGGGTAGCACGCCTACCCTTATTATTTTTTTATTTTTTTAGGGAGTGATGAATTATGAACGTAGCTATTTACGTTCGTGTCAGGTCAGTACATTAGAACAAAAAGAACATGGCTATTCTATTGAAGAACAAGAAAGGAAGCTCAAATCATTTTGCGAGATAAACGACTGGAGCGTATCAGATGTATTTATAGACGCTGGTTTCTCTGGTGCTAAACGTGAACGACCAGAATTACAACGTATGATGAATGATATTAAACGGTTTGATTTAGTTTTAGTGTATAAGTTAGATAGGCTTACACGTAATGTACGTGATCTACTTGATTTATTAGAGGTATTCGAACAGAATAACGTAGCATTCAGAAGTGCTACTGAAGTTTATGATACATCTACAGCTATGGGTAGACTGTTTGTTACGTTAGTTGGTGCTATGGCAGAGTGGGAAAGAGAAACCATTAGAGAGCGTGTTATGATGGGTAAACGCGCAGCGATTAAACAAGGTATGATACTCACACCACCACCCTTTTATTATGATCGTGTAGATAACACTTACATTCCTAATGATTATAAAAAAGTAGTTTTATGGGCATATGACGAAGTGATGAAAGGTAATAGTTCGAAAGCTATAGCTAGAAAATTAAACGATTCAGATATACCACCCCCTAATGGTAAAAGGTGGGAAGATAGAACAATAACGAGAGCGCTAAGAAACCCTATAACAAGAGGTCATTATACTTGGGGAGATGTATTTATAGAAAACTCTCACGAGCCTATTATTACCGAAGAAATGTATCAACAAATAAAAGAAAGATTAGAAGAACGGATCAATACTAAAATAGTCAGTCACGTATCAGTATTCAGAGGTAAATTTATTTGTCCGAGATGTGGTGGCACATTAACACTGAATACAGTGACAAGAAAGAGAAAGAAAGGTTATGTTACCTATAAAACGTATTATTGCAACACATGTAAAGCTAAAAAACAAAGTTTCGGTTTTTCAGAGAATGAAGCATTGAGAGTGTTTCGTGATTATCTATCTAAACTAGACTTAGAAAAATACGAAGTAAAGACAAAACAAAAAGATGATGTTGTTACTATTGATATAGACAAAATTATGGAACAACGTAAAAGGTATCATAAATTATATGCTAAAGGGTTAATGAAAGAAGAAGAATTATTTGGATTAATCAAAGAAACAGACGAAACAATCGCAGAATATGAAAAACAAAAAGAATTAGTACCTAGAAAATCACTAGATATAGATAAGATAAAAAAATTTAAAAATGCATTGTTGGAATCATGGGAAATATTCTCTTTGGAAGATAAAGCAGATTTCATTAAGATGGCTATTAAGTCTATCGACATAGATTATGTAAAACTTAAAAACAGGCATTCTATTAAAATAAACGATATAGAATTTTATTAACTTATGTACGGAAGTATAGACACTTGATTAATATTTAATGTGTATACTTCCGTAAAAAAACCACGCTCATAAGAACGTGGTTGCTTTTTGTTTATTCAATTACGCCGATTGCTTTAGCACATTCTTTAAATGTGTCATAACCTTTTAAAACAACTTTGATATAGTCTTTTGCATCTTGCTCATTTTCAAAGAATATACTTTCGATATGTGTTTCTTCGCCCTGGTCTTTTTCTAACCAACGATCATATAGAATTTCAATGTTTTCATCGTCAACATTATCATTGAATTCAATTTCTTCGGTCGAATTCGTAGTGACCATATAATATATACTACCGTTATCATGTTCTACTTTTTCTAAAGTTTCAAAATCAACCTTAAATGTACCATTTGACATTTCTTCAATATCAGAAAAGAATTGTTGTAAGTTTTCAAATTCTACAATGTTATTTGGATTTTCTACTTCTACGATTTTATCATTTAATTCAGTCATTTTAGTTAGCTCCTTTTGATAATGCAAAAGCGCGATACCTTTTTCGAAAGATAATTTTTCGACAGTTCTCTCTTCTCTTCTAATACGTCTGATAGAAGAAGCGTCAACACCTGTGTTTCTCTCAATTGTAGTTGCGTCAATGTTTGAATTGATTAGTTTCTTCACTGTTTGAATTTCCATCTTAAACATGGATAGGTTAGATTGTTTTATTTAAAAATAATTAAATATAAAGCAAATGCTAATGCTAAAATTCCAATTGTATAATTTGCAAATATTTTTATCTTTGCTTTAGTTAAGTTTGTCATATTAATCACCTCGTAATATAATATGAGGGAGGGGATAACCTCCCCCCTATTTTAGAAGAATATTTTTATCACTGAGACAAGTGTCGCAATGCCAATGCAATAATTTCGGAAAGTTTCGCTTTTGGCTTTAGCGATATTTGTCTTTTTTTCTTCTCTTTCTAACCTATCCATGTTGTCACCTCCTTACTACACTTCTTATTATACAGGACAATTGTCCTTTTGTCTATACTTTTTTTAGTTTTTTGCATAAAAAAAGAGGGTAGCCATAGTGACTACCCTTGTATAATGACGTGGTAAGTTAATTATATCATTTCCAGTCTATTTTACCCCAATATTTCTCATTTTTTATTTTTTGCTGTTTGTCTGTGATTTTACAAACGGCGCAGTAGAAATGTTTGTCACTTGAGCCTGGCTGAACATATTCAAATCTAATCCACCAATACCCATCTTTTTTGATTACTTGGTCGAAAGGAACATAATTTCCTTTGTACAACCACGAACCACTTTCAACTACAGTGCCTTTAAGTCCAGGCGACTTACGTACTTTAATAGTACTGTTAGCAGTGAATTTACCTGCCCAATCCCACGTTGTTTTAGCTTTAGATGGTTTGCTTTTTGGTGCGTTTATTTGTCTACCGTTAATAGCCTCTGCAAGTCGTTTAGTAAAACTGTTGATGTTCTTAGTGATATAGTCCATGTCTTTTTTACTAGTGATAAAACCTAACTCAATCAATCTGTAATTTAAATTGAGTTGTCCTGTAACGTTAGCGTTTAACAAATCGTTTCTAGGTGTCACGCCTCTGATTTTACCAACTGTCTTACCTAGAGCGCTAGATAACGCTTTGTCTATATCGTCTGCAGGATACCTGTCACTTACAATGACATGACCACCACTAGCTTGTGGACTAGCAGCGTCTAAGTGAAATTCTACAATCACATCAGGTTTCACATTCTTTTTAACCCAATATAAACCATAATCTGAATAGTTACCTACACGTTGACCGTATAGTGTGTCTTGATACAAGTCTTGATTCATTGACTTTCCACCGTATAAAACAACTGTATTTCCTACACTTTCGAGTTGTTTTTTTATTCTAGGTATAATCTCTTTCCTGTTAAAGTCGCGCTCATTATATCCATTTGCTACGGTACCAGGATCATTTGAATAAGCACCTTTTCCATGACCTGCAACAAGTAAGATTTTCTTACCTTTCTTAGCTTTCGCTTTCTTAACAGGCTTAGTTTTGCTTTTAACTTTGTTCTTAGTCGTTTCTTTAGCGTAGAAAGGTCTAATAAACCACATAGGGAAGTCGTAACCATGTGTACGTCTTGTAGTAACTTCAGGTGGCGTCCAATACGCACCCCCAAGCCAATTTTGCTCAAGTATCGTTATAGAGTTAGATGTAGCAGAAATGACGATACCAACATGACCGTAACCCTCACCATAATTTCTATTGAATATCACGACATCTCCAGGCTTAGCTAAGAATGATAATGTATTTTCATAAACAGTAGCTTCACCAGTAAAATTGTTCCATGTTGGAATATCCGCAGCACCTACACCTTTTAAAGTGTGACCGAATAGGTATAACCAATATTGATTAGCTACATCGAAACATTGATATCCATAAGCACCATCAGGGTTTACTGCTTTCCCCTCTAAACTTTTTAGATAACTTACAGCTTGTTTGTATGTTCTAACAGATACCATTAGAAATCATCTCCATTCATTCTAGGCGCAGCACCCGTTGAGTCTGTACCTGCTTTAACTTCATGCAATTTTTGTTGTCCTTTTTGTGCTGCGTGAGAGAAATTATTGTTTTTCCACCAAGTCCACAAAGAAATTGCACCAGTAATAATAGAACTGATAGTCACTTCGTCTACTGGAATAGGGGATATATGTTTCGTTGCTAAAAATTGGTTAACCCAAGCTAAAATAAACACAATTGTTCTAACGATTGAACCTACATCTGTTTTCATGTATAACACTCCTTTTAGTTAAATTAAAAAGCCAACGCAAAGCGCTGACTTGAGTTTATTTATATTTGAGTTTTATTGTAATCGGTTCGTAGGTTTTACCATATTCTGTATCACCTACATAGTTTAAGTGTTGAACAAAATCATTGATTTCATCTATGCGATTGTATTCACCTTTAGGGTAACTTGAAACCCCATACCAAAATGGATTATTACCCAATATATCGTTAGGTTTTAAAATTTTATTTCCATTATAATCTGCTTCTAAAATCTTTTTACCTGTTAAGTTAACTGTTTCAACTAGAATTCTTAACATAAAACTTTGATTATCAATCCAAGTAGGTTGAACGCTAGGAATAGTAGCAAGTGTTGAGCCATCTTCTAATGTTTCAAACGATGCTTTTGGTACAATCTTAATAACTGGTGCTTCGTCTGATACAAATGGTTGTATTTCTCCTACAATAGCATGTTGTTCGAGAAATGATTGTATTGGATATGAAATGTATTCATGGCCTCTATAATTAGGGTGTAAACCATCTGCTTGTCCTTCTTGATATGAAAAGAAATGTTGATTAACTTCATCAATCCATGGTCTTAAATGGCTACAATGATATAAATCTAAACACGGAACACCTAAACGTTTAGATACTCCTTTAATCACTTTTGATAATTCATACAATGAATAACCATTTTCTCCTTTGTTTTCATCGTAAGGGTTACTTTCAATTCTTGGTAAAGGTGTGATAGTTAGAACAGGTGTGTTAGGAAACTTGTTAATCAAGTTATTCAATAATGCATATATATGACTGGCGACTGTAGGAGCATCGGTGTCAGTCACATCTCCTAATAATTTGCTACCTGTAACTCCTGAATAATCATTCGTTCCTAAAAATACAGAGATGAAATCAGGTTGTTCTGCGATAGAATCAACTGCGTTAATTCGGTCTACGTATCCTGTACCACTCACACCTAAATTAATTACATTTAAGCCTGTACGTTCTGCTATAAATTGATGGTAATTCTTTGATGTTCTAAAATTAACTTCAGTTATACTATCACCAATAAACACTCCTGTTAAATTTTTGAGAGGAGAATAATTTACTTCGGTTTCAGTTTGGTTCTTAATCAATCCGTTTTTTACGCCGTATTCAATCATCTCTTGCCACAAATCATGGTTTTGTGTATTGATCAATTGTCTACCAATCACACTTTCAGTTACTTCGATTTTCGTTTTCTTATCAGACGGGAATACATACTTGTTATCCACCCATATTTCTAATGAATATGTGTTTGCAGGGATAATCTGATTGATTACAACATCGCACACATAGGCATTGTCATATTGCCTAACTGTAGTGTCGTAGATATATTTGACACCTGTATTGTCAGTGAGAAAAACTTTTGCAGGTAATCCGTCTAGTTTTAAGTCGTCTTTGTTAGTGTCAGATAAGATGTATCGCATATGTGATAGGTCACCTTGTTTAATGCGATTGCCGTCTTGTGAATCATTTAAATTAAGTACATTTATTAACATTAGAAACCACCTTTCAATTATTAAAGGCTACCCACCGTCAGTGAGTAGCCTTTTATCTATATTTATCTCTGATATAATACATACCTTTTAATCCTACTTTTTTGTATAAGCTGTTTATTGTTGTTGCTTGGAAATTACACCACTCAATCGCAGTAGCATATTGCATGCGACCTGGGTTTTTAGGGTTCCAACGCATTCGGTATAAAGTGTTCTTTCCTTGATTAAAGAATTGTTTTCTAACGAACTTAGCGCCACCTATAATACCGTTACGTGGACTCGTCCAACCTTGTCGTTTGGCGTATGCTATAGAAGCATTAGGGTTATTGTCGTATGCTGCAATACCAAAATAGTTGTATATACCATAACGTCCACTTGCGTAGTTACTACGTCCATATCCACTTTCTAAGAAAGCGTGAGCAATTAAATATATTTCATTAACGTTGTATTTTTTACAGCCGTCTGCGAAAGCTTTACCTTGTCCGGATAGAGTACCTTTACCTTTAAGTATCTTATTCAACTTACTTACTGATATACCTTGATACTTACCAAGATCTAACATTTGATACCTTTGTACTGAACTATTCCATATAGTGTTAGGGTTCATATACTTACTCGTTTGAGACCTAGATGCATTTCCCCAACCCCAACTATAAGATTTTTGAGGTTTACCGTATGCCATTTGAGCGTTCAGTGCTTGTTGGAAAGTATATTTACTTTTCTCTACAACTACACGAGGTTTATTCGAAGTTCTGTTTGTTGTTTTGCTTTTTTTGTCTGTCGGTTTGTCGTTCTGTTCAGGGTTATCGACCGAAGTTTTAGGTTTAATCTTTATGGTTGTCTTTGTAGTTGTTGTGGTAATCGTTTCTGTGAGTAATTTATCTCTTTTTAAATATAAACCTATTATTTTCTTTTCAACTTCTTTATATTTACTTTCATCAGGAATACCGTTTTTGATTAAGTCGTAATTAATTAAATCTTTCATAGAACGCCATATGTTAGGATCTGCTTTGATTGACGATTCAGAAAGTTTTACCTTACTCCAACTTAGCAACCAAACGCCGTAGATTAACGCTCTGATTTGATTGAGCATGAATTGGCGTTTACTCTCTGTTTGTCCTCCACAAACTTCCATAACAAGCCAACCCGGATGTTCTGGCGCTTCTTCTGAATCAGGTCTAGGCGTCCATACACGCTCTCGGTCTATATATACATGAGGGTATTCATCTTCATTCACATATTTATTACGTTGTAAATACAATTCTTCAACAGAACGCATATGTGTACTCTCTTTGATATATATACCTTTTACTTTCCCTATCAACTTTTGCCCTTCAACCATATAATGATAAATGTATTCCAAATCATCGTCTAAATCGTATGCGAATGATGTATAGGAAACTTTGGTAATTTCTTTAGTTATAGGTTTCGTTTGTTCTTTTGTATTTTTAGGAGTGTTGTCGTTAGAGGGTTTAGACGGTGTACTACTTGGTTTCGATGGTTTCTTAGTTTCTGCATGATAAGGAGGTCTGACGAACCCACTTATACCGTTATAACTATGTTTAATTTTCGCACCAGGCGAGCCTGTATAACTATTTGCACCAATCCAATTTTGATCCACACTAGTAAAGTAACTTTTGGTAGACGGACCTATGACAACAGCAGTATGACCAACACCGTTATTAAAGGAGCCCTTTCCCCAAACTGCCATGTCACCAGGTTTCGGAACAAAGTTTCTAGTGTTCCTATAGAATTTGAAGCCTTTAGGGTATCTATACCATGCCATAGCAATCGCATTTCCTGTTGTTTTAAAATGCCAATATCTATTGAAAATGTAGTTTGGTAGATCCCAACACTGGGCGCCATAATAACCATCTACATCAACTCTTCTGCCAATCATCCTTTTTGCCCATGCTGCAACTTCCGAAGCAGTAGGCTTTCTTTTTTTAGGGCTAGGTAATCCCATATATCCACCTCATTTCTGGCATAATAAAAAGTCGATACATAAGTACCGACTTTTAAAAAAAGGCTTGAGCAAACGCAAAGGCACCACCAACGATAGTTCCGGCTAACCCAATTAGCGCTACTATTACTTGAACACTACCTTTTTTCTTAGTTTCAATGCTACCTTGTATTGCATCTATTTTTTCATCATGTGACATTACTTTATACTTTATATCAGTCATTTCCGTGCCTACCTTAGTCATTACACTAGTCAAGTCTTTGATATTGATGTTAGTTTCTTTTTGAGCTTCGTATGTTTGTTGTTGTAAGGTGGTTTGTGTCTCAACTTTCGTTCTTAAATCGCTTAAGGCTTCAATGTTTTTTCTGTCATTTTCATTTATCTTCTCGTATATTTTACCGTTACTTTCAATCCATTCATGCCTTAAAACGTAATTACTTTCTTCTGGCATATAAATCAGCACCTCCGATGTAAGAAACAACAAATCCTGTCGCTGACATCAAGCCCATATGAACGGTTGTAAGCCAATTTATAGAATGATAAATACTCGCACTAGTCATCAAAAAATATAAAACAGCAGACATAAAACCACCGACTAAAATAAATTTACTAAAATTAGAATTTTGGTCTGCAGAGCTAACAAATATCGCCGAAATGATGACAATGATGCCCGCTAACATAACAATGATTCCCCACCCCCAAATAGGCAAAATGTTATCTAAAGCTAAGTAAAAAGAACTGTCATCTAACACATCGTCTTGTTCTTTTATCCAAAAAAAGCCTCTTAAAAATTCTCTGAAGCCATAACAAAAAACCATTACAGAAGCTATGATTTCTGCTAAAGTTAAATCTTTCATATTATTTTTCATATAGCACCAACTTTACTTAAAAAATAAAACCACAAGTTATTTAACCTGTGGCTCGTAATCTTTACCTGTTGTTTCTTTAAATTGTTCTGGCGTAATCCATCTAACCCTAACAAACTTTTTAAAAGTTTCGTCAGTGTATAAACCTTTTTTATATAAATCGATTACTACTTTATCCATATTATGCTTCCCCCAATTTTTGATTTGCTTGTTCTTCAGTTATTAGTGCGATGTTTTGCTTCAAACTCATAACCTCTTCTTGTAAATCGACAACTAAGCTCGTTAATTTAGCTATAGCAATATCTTTGTCATCAACAGGAATTTCTACTTCAGGCAACATCTTTTCTAGCTCATCTTGAGTTTGTCCAATCCATTGTTTACCATCATAATAACAAGGTAAGATAATACCTTGAGGAGGTTGGTTCTCTGTCCATTTTTCATCAGGATAAACATATTCATCTTCTTCGTTTTTGTGAACAATAATTGCTTGTCCATTTTTCCATAAATAAACTACTTTCATTTCATCACTCCGTCCATTCATATTGACCGTAAATATAATCTGTATCAGTCCACGCTGATGGATCTACAGTAGCGTCAAAATTCACTGTTCCTGAAGTATTCAACGAAATACGTCCGTTGTTTTTATTTCTAGGAGCACTTATTGAGAAAAATATTAAGTTTTTGACAAATTCTTTAGGTAAAAGTGCAATAGTCTGTCCGTGTTTGATAGTTGTAGCATTAATGCGTAACATTTTCTTAGTGATTCCATTTTGTGTGATTGTTCTGTATGCACTAGTAAAGCCACCCTTAGTAACTAATTCGTTATGTGGTGATGCGCTATTCACTAGTTGTAAATCAATCCAACCAGTGTCTACGACATCTGAACCAACACGTTCCCATTCGCTCCAACTCTTATAAAATCTTTTTTGGTAGATTACAGTTGAATTGTAAGGTTGATATTGTATTAAAACAGCATCGCCATTTCTTTTGTATTTTGTTAACCAACCATTATTATTAGTGCCGGTCGGATTATTTGAAGCTAGAACAACATATCTCGTACCTATTGGTAATGACATTAATTGTTCGTTGTTATTAAAATCTATTTGTAGGTTGGCGTCATAAAAATTAGTTCCATCATCATTAGTGAGTTTGAACTTTTGCCAATTTTTTTCTGCAAACTTACTTTCTACATATTCAGGGGTAGTAAAGCCATCTCTTTCAAGAGTTTCATTAAATGTTTGTAGTTTTTCATCTATCGTCGTA